GGTTGTGCAAGAATACAAGCGTCGTGGTGGAACCTATAGTTCTGAAAAGTCAATTAGTTTAGATCTTTGGAGTGGGCAGTTTGATCCAAGAAAGTTTAATAAATAATGGCTGATACATACAAGCCAAATGATGGCATGAAAGCTGCAGCACGTCGTGCTTTGAAGTGGAAAGAAGATGGAAAGGCTACTGGAGCTGGAACACCTGTAGGTTGGGGTCGTGCAACAGACATAGTTAATGGGTCTTCAATGTCTCTTGATACTGTTAAGAGAATGTATTCATTTTTCTCTCGTCATGAAGTTGATAAAAAGGGAAAAGGCTTTTACGATGGTCCAGAATTTCCTTCTAATGGGAGAATAATGTGGGATGCCTGGGGTGGAGATGCAGGATTTTCATGGAGCCGTGCCATTGTTGAAAGAGAAAAAAAGTTTTGGCAGGGCAGCCCATTTAATTTTAGGGGATAAAAATGATACTAGCCTTATTTATTGGCTTGACATTGATTACCTTATGCTCTATACTTTTAATAGTAGTAAAAAGGCGTAAAAAGTATTTTGCTAAACTTGTTTATACTCAAAGTAGTATTCATCAAATAGTAAAAAACTTTTTACCAAAAGATCTTTTTGAGGTACCAAAAATGCTTTCTCAATCAAGAAAGCATGTTCGTGACAATTCTGTTAAGGTACTAATAATAGAAGATAGCGCATACTGGGTACATAAAAATATGTTTTATGTAGCAGACGCAGTAGACGGGGAAGTGGACTCAGAAACTGTTAGGCCAGTTGATACAAACAATATGTCAAAGCGGGATATTGATAAGATGCTATTCATACTGGATAGCTTAAAGAATGGAAATTCTGATGATAGTAGCAGTACATGGAACGACAGACTTTAATGACTATCAAGTCTTTCTTCGTGCCATGAGCGTTGCTCTTTCTGGAATGCAAGATGGAGACAAAGAGTTTACAGTTTATTCTGCTGGACCAGCTTCAATAAATTCATTTGTTTCAGAGTTTTGTAATCTATCAGAAAGAGGAATGAAGTCTCGTGGAAGAAAGATTAGGTTCTATAAAGTGCCTGCTTCCTGGATTGAAGAAAATATATCTAGTGTAAATTACCTTGCTTTTTTAGGTAAGCCAAAGCAGGCTGTATCAAGACTTGTTACAACTGCAGAAAAAAATAACATTGAAGTCGGAATTTTTAGATACTAAGGGGTAAAAATGATTGTAAAAGATTTAAAAACAATGGAACAGATTGTGGCAAAAAACTACAACTTACATTGGGATGGCTGGACAGTTGTAGAAACTAAGCAGTCTGATGTTGCCAAAACTGCTGTTAATGGAATTCGTCGTAATGGTAAATGGTTTTTGGCAAAGACATTTGTACCTGATCGTAATGGCTGGGATATTCCAAATAGATATAAGGAATAAAAATGAAGCAACACTTATGGAAAGATGAAGGTGCTTGCTTTGGCTCAGATACAAATTTATTTTTTGATAAATATGAGGATGATGAGCTTATTAGACCAATCATAGATAATCTGTGCCAGTCGTGCCCAGTTCAAAAGATATGTTTTGCCAACGGGGTATCTAGTAAAGAGTGGGGTGTCTGGGGTGGTATATACTTAGAGAATGGTGAAATATCACGGGAGTTCAGCAGACATAGAACAAAAGAAAAATGGGGTGAGATGTGGAAATCTCTAACAATGGAGAAGATGTGACAAGCTTTGAATCAATGTGTACCATCCTTGGTGAACTTTGGATGGATTATAAGTCTGATAAATACTTTAAAGATTTTATTGAGTACAATGATATTGGTCTGCCAATTGCTTTTTTAGTTGACAATGAATTGGTTGAACCAACAGTATTAGCAAAGCAGTATGTTTATGAAACATGGGATATTTTTCTTGCAGCATTAGAAATAAAAGAAGACTTGGGCTGGGAATCTTTAGAAGATTTGTTTCATTATGTAGATAAGAAAGACAATGGATAATGTATACAGATTCAATGCGTAGAGCTTTTCATGCTATACAAGCACCTAAAGGCTTTTCTGTACAGCTTATTGACAATGAGCACTTTCTTACTATAAAATTAGATGAAAGACATTTTATACATCTAACACATGATGAAAAAATAGCAGCATTGCAATATGTTGTTCAACTGAAACATGGACTAGAGATGGAAGGCGCAATAGTGCTAGTTACAAGAGAGGCATTGGTATAAAATATATGATGGAGATTATAATCATACTTGGATTTTTGCTTTTTATTTCATTAAGCATGTTGTCAGTATTATCAATTAAAGTAAAAGCATTGAAAAATAATGTAAAGAAACTTTCTTCAGCATATTCAAGGATTGAAAATTTAATGTCTTCTAAAACTAAACTAGATAATGACGCTCATCAAGAAAGCTTTATCAAGTTTCTTTCTGATTCTCGTGATTCAGCATTTGAATATATTGAAGAAGTGCAAAATGGATTAAGTAAGTTTGTTGGAGATGTTGATGCAGATATAATGGCAATGGAGCCAAACTATAATTCTTTAAAAAATATATCAAAATCTTATGATGATCTTATAAAGCTATTGCCAAGGAAAGATATATAATATTATGGAATTTTATTTTTTTACTTCAGATTTTAATTTAATTAAAGAACTGGAGACAATAGGGTTTGAAGGTGTTTTGTTTACTTATAATGCCAAAAGTCATGATTACTTTATAAGAATAGCCAGAAATATTTCATCAGAAACAAAAATTAAACATATGGTAGCAATTAGACCATACGTTATTTCACCACAATATTTATCCATGATTAGCAAATCAATAGGTGAAATAAAAAAAGATATATTACAAATCAATCTTATATCTGGACACATTAAAGATGAAGAAAAACATATTGGTGGTATAGTGGGTTCAGTAAATGATTCATCTAGTTCAATAGAAAGATCAAAGTATTTAATTGAATATATTGGATCATTAGAAAACCTAGGAACAGATAAGCCAGACTATTATATATCAGCGACTAATGAGTTTACAATTGCTACTGCTAAAAAATATAATAGTAAAACAATAATTGCATATTCACAATATAAAAATAATTTATATGATTTTGATAGAACAAAATCAATGATATCAATAACTCCAATACTGAGAAAAACTCAGGAGGAAATAGATGCTTTGCCAGAAAACACTATCCAGCATAGGATAGATATGGAAAATTTTACATATGAACAATTTAATGATATTGTTGATAATATAAAAAATGACAATATTAATAAAATAATAATGTCTGCATGGAATATGGATGAAACAAGGCATATAATTAATTTTGTTAAACAATACAAACTAGAAGAAAGTATTAAGGAAAAAATACAATGAAAGATATTATTTTATCAACACTAACAGGTTTTGGATGCGGTGTCGTGTTCGCAGCATTCAAATTGCCAGTACCAGCACCACCAGTTTTTGCGGGAGTCGCAGGAATTATTGGGCTATGGATTGGCTTCACAGTACTAACACGAATTATATCCTAGGAGGAATAAAATGAATACAGAACAACTAAAAGGAATGCTAGCATCATATGGTCGCTCAGTACTTGCATCAGGTCTAGCGCTATACATGGCGGGAGTTACAGATCCAAAGGATCTATGGACAGCACTAGTAGCTGCAATCGCTCCAGTGGCAATTAGAGCAATTAATCCTAACGACAAGGCATTTGGTGTATTGCCAGATGCTAAGGCCGTAGATCAGGCTCTGAAGGCTGCTAAGGCACCTGTTAAGAAGGCTGCTACAAAGAAGGCTGCTGTTAAGAAGACTGCTGCAAAGTAGTTATATTATGGAGGCCAGCCTAGCAATAGGCTGGTCTTCTTTTTATGCTATTATGGATTAACATGTCAAATACAGCGCTAATAATGTGTACTTATATTAGGTTTGAAAACCTTAAAGTTACTTTGGCTTGCATAAATAATCAAACAGATAAAGATTTTGATTTTTATATTGTTGATAATTCAAACCAAAATGAAAAACTTTTAAAATATTTAGATAAGTATAAGGGTGATTTAAATATTTCTGTTCATGACTACAAAAATGATTTTAAACAATTTGCTAGATTTTTATTGGCAAGAGATCTTGCTGAAGAGGGATATGAAAAAATAATATTTATTGATGATGATGAAATAATTCCAAATACTTTTATAGAGGAATGTCATAGACAGTATGAGCCCAATGTTGTAAAATCTTTTTGGGCACACAGGGTTAATTCAAGATACAAAAGAAAGATTAAGGTTGTTGGTAATGAATTAGGCAATTATGCTGGAACAGGTGGCCTTATCTGTGAGTCTAAGCTATTCTTAAATGAAGACTTTTTTGATTGCCCTGAAGAATATTGGATCATTGACGATCTATGGCTATCCTATTATATATTGAAGTTTACAGACTACAAAATTAAAGAACTTAGAACATACATTAACTTTAAACACGATCACAAGGCAACATTTTTAACTCTTGGAGATTTAAAACAAAAATTCTCAGAAGAGTTTATTCTTCCAGAATCCGAAGGTATTGATTCTTTAGAATAGATGGATCAAAGTTTTCAAACCCAATAGTTGCAGCTTTTTCTTTTTCTGCTTTTTTATCACTGTTAACATAGCTATCAATTCTTCTAGCAAGCTCTTTGGGATCAGCCTCATAGACATCTAGTTTAACTCTTGTCATAAGTGTGTTTATTTTTCTTGAAGGAATTAGCCAATCGTTTGGAAGAATTTCATTATTTGGTGATATGTCAGTCATAAAGACTGGTAGCCCACTCATAAGCGCCTCATTCATTGGCAAGCATAGTCCAGCATATCTTCTTGGAAGAACCATAGCATCAAAGCCATCATACATTGAAGACCTGTTATCAATATTGCTTATGTCAATAGTGAGTCTAGGGTCTTTGCAATTAACTTTAAGTTCCGTTTGACTTCTAACAACTAACTCATAGTCAGCTATTGAGTACTCAAGCATATCAATAACAGTTTGAGTACCGTTTCTATCCTGAGAAGCTGCCTTGCCACCAATATGAAGAATTCTTTTATGATCTTTTCCAAGATTATTATTTCTTACAGAAGCAAACTCAGATGAGTCAATCGGCGGCGGTAAATGAATAACATTGGTATCATTACTAAACTTACTAATAACCTCATCTATCTTCCAATAACTAGGTGCAATCATATAGGTTGGCAAAGGCATATCTGGTTTATTTAAATGATCAAGAAACTCATAGTTATATTGCATTAAGGTTTTAACATTGCGTCTCTGTGAAAGGTGAATAAAATGTGGATGATAAAAGGTTTCGCATGTAAGTACAGAATTTAGTCCATCCATAAACCTAGCAACCTCTTGCTTAGTTGGAAAACCATCTGTCATGATTACGTTATAGCCATCATACCACTCAGGATATTGTTTATTATTATTAAATTTTGCAGAATTAATTAAAAGAATCCTATCTGGATTTAACATTTTAACCAGATCTCGTGTTTGATTTCCTAATCCACTATTGTCACATCTTGCAATTATTCCAAATGTCATTGTTCATCTTTTTCAAAAAATCCAGAGTCCATTAGTTCTTTCTTGGCCTCTTCAATAGTTTTCCATTGCCAGTGATTATCGTCATTGGTAAACTTTTGAGTGCTTTTTCTTCCATCTAAATGAATAACGCGGCTCATATTGTTTCCTTTATCTGGATAATATATAAACATCTTGTGTGCTTCCCAATTTCTAATCTTGAACTCGTAGACGTCTCCTGAAGGTATTGTTTGGTTTGGAAGGTATTCACAATCAGTTTGAACTTTGCCATAAATCTCATCTTCTATATAGTTTATTTCTTTAACATTGGGAAGTATAAATTTTCTATAATACTCAGTCAAGGCAAGATGAGGGTTCTGACTCCACTGAACAGTCTTTAAAAAAATATCTTCTTGTCCACACATCATATGCTCATGCTCCATGGGAACTTCTTCTCTTAAATAAAAACGTATGACATTTGCTTTGTCATTACCAATTAGATCAAAACATTTTTGCCACTCTATTGGCCTA